CAGCAAGCGGCTCTCCAGCGTGCTTTCCGGGGCGACGTTCAGCGCCTTGGCCTCGGCATGCTCGATCAGTACCCGGCGGATGCGATGCCGCAGGCCATCGGACAGGGCCACGATGTTCTCGGCGGCGCGGGCACGGCCGTAGGTCACGGCGGCCTGCAGGGCTTTCTCAGCCGCCACGGGAACGGCTTCGGCCTCCAGCAAGGCGGTGGCGCCGGCGTCGCTGATCTCGGCCATGGATGCCTGTACGCGGCCCATCAGCACGGCACGCCTGGTTAGCCAGTCCGCTTCGGTCCAGGCAAAATCCGGTGGCAGGTACTGCTGAAACGCCAGTTCCGCGGCCAGCAGCCAGTCGTCGAGCAACCACTCCGCGGGCGGCAGGGACTCCAGGTATAGACGGGCCAGGGCGATTTCGTCCGGCGACCACCGGCCATGCAGGCCGGGCCGATCCGGGATGGTCTTGCTCGGCACATGCCGTGAGCCGCTCTCCCAGTCCACCAGGGACCGGCGCACCGCCTCGATGCGGGTCAGGCCGCGGTCGGTAAAGCGCTCGATCAGTTCGCGGACGAACGGAGAGTGATGCGGCTCCCAGATATCCGCCTGCTCGGGCGGCAGGTCGGATTGGGCCTTGTAGATGGCCTCAAGGGCGGCATCGGTCTGAGCCTCGGACAGAGGGCCGAGGTCGAACAGGACGGGGCGGTAGACGGCGGGTGTTTCCATGGCGCCAGCATGGAGTCACGACGCGCAACCGGGTGTGGCCACGTCCCTGTGGCCGCGTGGGCTCAGTGAGCCATCTTCCACCGCTTGAGCATGGCCATGGATACCGCCATGTGCATCACGGCTTCGTCCATTTCCGTCCAGCCGCGAATCAGCGAACGTTCCAGTTCCTTGGTGACGGCGAAGAATTCCGTCTGCACCGTGGGCGGCAGGGCACGGCGGCCCCAGTCGCTCAGGCTGTCGAGTTGCTCACGGGCGTAGCTGTACGTGGCGTCAACGGCGTGGGCGGTGCGCTCAGGGGCGGGCATGGCGGACTGGCTACTGAAGTACGAATCCTCAAGCATCTCGAACACGTCCCAGGCCATGTCGGTTTCCAGCATCTTGGCATGCCGGGCCGCGCCACGCACCGTCCAAAGCATCAGATTGCGGGTCTTGTTTGTGCCGGTCTTAAAGTCACGCACAAAATCCAGCAGTTCTTGGCCAACCAGCTTGAAGTAATGCTTACCCTCAATGAACCGGTCAGAGTTGCGACTGTAGTTCTTGCGTATCCGGTCCTGTGATGCCCCATACAACGAAGCCAGTCGTTCAGTTGTGATAACCGGCTTCTCCCGGTACATAACAACCGGAACCTGTGCCGTGCTGATGGTGACGCTGTTCATGCTGCCTCCCGATTGATCAGGGCAAGAACGTCGCCACTCCATTTCAACTGCTGAACGACCGTGCCGTCCATGTGGCGCTTGCTGGTGTCGAAGAACCGGCACAAACCCTTGGCCGCGTCAGTCGGCAACCAGTGATCGCCCTCCTTGATTTGCAGGCCGCTTTCCAGCAACAACAGGTTGAACTGCCGCGCACTCACATCAAGGCGCTTGCCCAGTTCGGTCGGGGAGAACCACGGCTGTTCGGTCTCCAGATGCGTGATCCCCATAAGAGCCAACACGTTCTCGCCGGTCTTCTTGAATGTGGCTTGATTGGCGCTCAGAGCGGCGGCGTTCTTGTCGAGGCCGATCAGCTTGGCGATGCGAAAGTATTCCGGGAATACCTTGGTGGGCCTCTCGCTGGATACAAGTGCAGGAGCGAGATGGTAGCCGCCAGATTTGCGAATCGACGGCAGGACTTCCGCCGTTACCCACTTCTTGAAGCGTTTTGCCTCTTGCTTGTTGCTTCTCAGGATGAGCGTGTAAAGACCAGACTCATTGATGACGTTCACTAAGTCTTTGATATTATTGCCGTATGCTTTGGATAGGGCTTGCAAATCAATGACTTGCTTTTCGTCGTCGTCCAGCTGGCTGACGGCTTGCGACGTATTTTGTATGCCAAGCGCCTTGCATACGTCTGCGGCAACCCACCAGATTTCATCGGCGATGATAATCGTGCGGATCGAATGAGACTCAAACGAAAAGGGGATGAGATTTGACATATTGTCACCTACATGGTTTTGCTAAGTAACACCCCAAATGGGGCGGTCGTGGAGCTTAGCACCTGTGTAGGACAGGCTCCTGGTATTGGGTATTTCCAGGAACACCACGACCGCTAACGCGGACCCGTGGAAATTGGGCAAAAAAATACGCCGTGACTGTCGGGTGGCGTTTCCGCCTACAAAGAGTTGCTAAGCTCTGGCGTGGAGATTAGCACACTCCCGCCGTCCGTCAAGGATACCCCATCAGGCCGACGCGGGCTTGGGCGGTTCGGCCTGTTCAGGCTCCTCTTCTTCCGGCTCGGCCTTGCCCACGCGCTTGATCGCCGTGATTTCGTCCCAGTGGACGCCATGCTCACGGCCCGTGCTATCGGCGATGGTCAGACCATCATCGCCCACGGCCACGACCTTGCCCTTGCCGACGAAATCGCCGCAGGCGAATTTGATCAGATCGCCCACGGCGGGCGGCTGCGGCTTGGGCTTGGTCGCCGGCTTGACCCCATCGGCTGGCACGGCAGCGGGCTTGTCGCCGGGCTCATCATGAGGCTTTGACGGGAAGGCTTTCAGGAACAGCAACGGAATGGGCTTAGGCATCGGCGGTCTCGGCGGGGAGGATGGTCGCGGCGCGTCCAGTCGCGGCAGCCGATCCTCGACGGGATGGCCGCAGGCTTTGCGCACGGGTTCGTCTACGGGTTCGTCGGGGTCGTCTTCGGCGGGCAGTTCGCCACGGAGGAAGGCGCGTTGGCCGGTTTCGTCTTCGACGATGGCGCCGTCCTCGCCCTGATCCACCAGCACAAATTGACGTTGGGCGCGGGCTTTGTGTCCATGGATGGCATCCCAGGTGACCGGAAGATATTTGGCCTCGCCCGCCAGTTCATGCGCCACCTGGCAGCCATCCCGGCCGACCGCGACGACGCGACCGGTCAGCGGGCCATGCCGGGCATGTTGGAAGTAGATTTCATCGCCGTGGATGACCGAATGGGTCGGCGTCTGCGGCTGGAGCGGGCGCTTTGACATGCGCCCAGACTGGTGTCACGACATGGAAATGGTGCCGGCATTGAGTCTATGGCTGCCGGCGGGCCTGTGATGTCTATTCCAGCGTGTAAACCACCGGCACATCCTCGACCACGCCGAAGTCGAGTCCGTCAAGCGCGTTGCTTTTCGCCAATGGCTCACTGCCAAACGGCAAGCCGTCCATGTCCCGTATTGCGCCACGCAACAGTTGCCGTATACTTAGCCTCAAGGGCGGTGAGCGCAACGGGTCGCCGTTACCAGAAGTCGATGGTTCCTGGTCCCGTTCCCCATTTGTATATACGCCCTCTCGCACAGCCCTGGTCGCCAGACTGGGGCTTTTTATTGGCTCAAGTTCAAGCTCGGACAGCGCATGGTCATAGAGTTTGAAATGACCCATGTCCCTGTGTTCAAACACGGTTAATTTGGCCCGGTACATCTCGCCGTCACAGGCAAACGGCGCGTAATACCTCGCAATGTACAGGTTAGGGTTTTTGTCCTTGAGGTCCTCGTGCCGTTCAGCCAGCACAGAGGCCCGCAATAACTCTGGCGCGCAAAACGCCGCTTCAATATGCGCCTTCAACGGTTGGTGTTGTATCCCTAAGTGAACCATGTGCCCGGCGCTTTTCCCTGTCACCATGACCGGATGGCGGCTATCACGATTTCGGATAACGCCGCCGGATGCCGCAAATTCTTGCAGTATGGCTTTTTTTGCTCTGGCCGCTGCCTCGCTTAAACGTTCGTTTTCTCTCACCTGATTTTGAGACTGGACCACGCGAACCGGTTGCTTCTCAAACAAGCCGATGCGCTCGCCTGTGACAAAAGAAAAGCGACCTTTATCATCATGATGAGGATTGGCTTTAATTAGGCTCTTACCGAAATCAGGTCCGCCCTGGCCAAAGTCGGCTTGTTGTTCGCCGCCAAAGTCAGGTTGGCCATTGCCGAAATCGGGCTTGTCCTGGCCTTCCTCGGCATTGTCCGGGTTATCCTGCTGATCCTGTTCGCCTTCCTGCCCATCGGGCGCTTCGCCTTGTCCCTGTCCGTACTCGGGCTGGCCGAAATCCGGCTGCTCGGGCTGCTGCAGGGTTTGCATGTAGACCGACATCAGCGTCGGATTGAGCGGCGCATTGCCCAGCACGTCGTCCAGCGGGTCCAGCCCGTCCATGGCGCGCATTTCGTTGACGGTCAGCACCAGCTTCTGCCGCTCTTCCTTGGCCTGGCGGTCTTCCTCGTCGAGACCGGTCCAGCGGAACACATACTCATCCGAGAAATCGGCGACGATGTAGTCCGAGAACAGCTGCTCGTAGTACATGAGCGTCGGCACCAGCCCTTTCTCTTTGGCATCGGCCAGCTTCTCGGTGGTATCGGACCCGGACAGCGGCGCCCGGCCGGACGTGAAGCTCTCGAAGTTCAGTTCTTCGGGCGAGAAGCCCCAGATGGCGCAGATGACGCTGGTGAGGAAGGTCATCCACTTGGCAAAATAGATGTCGTCATGGTCCACGCCGAAGCGCTCGAAGCTGGCCTTCGATTCCTGATCCTTGGACACCAGCACCGGCAGGGCGAACGCATTATTGACCCCCTTGCACATTGAGTTCCAGAAGCGCCGGAACGCGGCCAGGTCGCTGTCGGAATAGTTGCCGGTCAGGTGCAGCAGCCCCTTCGGGATGGCATTCTCGTCGAAACCGCGGGCGTTGTAGGTCATGGCGTTGAGGAAGCCGGTGACCAGCTTGATCATCAGCTCGACCTCGGCGATGCCGTAGCCGCCGCACAGCACGTCGCTGTTGGGATTGCGGGGTTCGTAGATCAGCGTCTCGCGGGTATAGACCGTGCGGATGCGGCCCTGGACCACCTGCAGGGCGAAAATCTCATCGTTGCCCTGGTAGCCCTGCTCCGAGCACAGGCGGATCGTGGCGCCGTCCACGGCATAGAAGCCGTCGATGCCCAGCGCCCGATCCCGCTTGAGTTCGGTTTCGATGGGCGCGGAGTCCATGATCATGGAATCGCGCACCGACTTCTGCATGAACTGCGAGAACGAGTCCCGCCGCAGAATCTTGCGCGCCCGGGGGCTGGCCTCCCAGCCGCAGTTGGCGAAAAACCCATTCAGCAGGCGGATGCTGGAGGCTTCCGCGTCGCTCAGCTCGTGGTCCTTGTCGCGGTGACGGAGGGTGAACCCCGGCCCCTCGCCGGACTCGTTCACGCGGCAGAATTGCGCAATCTTGCGGCAGCGGTTGAAGATGCCGGCATTCAGGATCGGCGTCTGCTGCACCATGCGGCGCATGGCGTCGAACGAGAGGATGCCCGGCCGCTCGATGTAATCGCCCTGGATGGCCAGCTGGAACTCGTCCAGGACGACCGACTGGCCACCCTTCTGGCCGCGATGCGACGGCGGATGCGGCGCCAGTGCGCGGTCGACGGTCGGGTTGTCCGCCTTGAGCAGGGCGTCCCTCTCGGACTGGTCCCGCATCCATTCGACGATGGCCTGCATGGCGCCGGCATCGGGGCCGGCGGCATAGGCCTGCTGCAGCTCCGTCA